CGACGCTACTTTGCCTCTTTAGCAAGGGCTTAAAGGCTCCTTAAAGAGGCAAAAAATGGGTGTTCATTCCAGGACCTTCACGAGCTGAATGTCAGTGTCGAAGTTCCCGAATTCCAGTTGCCGATTGTAACGCACGAGCATAGTGGACGGTATCCCAAGGAGTCCTCGTAGAAGTACTCGGGCGTCGCCAAAAATTTCCAGGGTTCCATTTCCGTATAGCGTGGTCAACACTGCGACGCGATTCGTCCGGCGCACTACGCGAACAGTGTCGATCACTTCGCCTCGTAGAACGAGTTCCCAAGACCCCTCGATCAGGTCGTCAAACTCGGTGACGGCAGAGCTCCAGTTCTCGCCCGTGTGCTGCTCCCAAAGACGCTCAAGAAGGCGTAACCTCCGTTCGGCACGCAGTGCTTCGTGAAGTCGCTGGTAAGCCGCAGTGACCTGCGTATACCCTTCCACCTGGACGCCGCCGAGGTAACCGCCTCGCGTAATCACGTCGCGAATGCGGTCAACCAGTGCGATTGAGTCAAAGCTTCGGCGCATAATGGTGGTATCCCCTGGAGTATCGTGGAGGTGGATTGCGGTCAGTAGCGCACTATCCCCAGCGAGCGCGTCGATGGAGAACTCGGTGTCGTCCAGCCCTACGGACGTGATGAGGAGTTGCCCCTGCCCTATCAGGGTCAAGGCGGTAAGGATCAATGAAAGAAGCATGATAAATCTCATGGTCGTTATTTTCGGATGATGGTTATTCTGATTTCGTAACTCGCCTGATCGTTCAGACCGATAGTCCTCCAGGTGGTACTGTTCGCTGTATGGTTGGATTCGTATGATTCGACGCCCGGCTGGTAGGTGCCACTCACGAGACGGACGGAGGGTACCACCGTGTAGTCGGTTGAGTTGAGATTGTGGGTAAAGGTGAGGTCGTAAGTAGCAACACCTGATACGCTGCGGCTTTCCGTGTAAGCGACGGGGAGAAATACCAGTCCGCCGGGGTAGTCAAGGTACCCACCCTGGCTTTCAAACGTGGGGCGCGTAGCGGTCAATGGCAGCTCCAAAACGGGACCGGCCACGGTAAGGAAAGTGCGGTCAATACCGCCCGTGACGGCTACCCCACGAACTTCTATAGTTCGCTGCACCTGACCCTTTGATCCCAGCGCATAGTGGTTCTCCGATCCGGCGTCATTATCCGCGTGGACGATGGTACCACCGACCCAGGTGGGCGATCCACCCTCCACCGAAACGGTGACCGATTGCCCACTACTCCCGAGGTAGGTGTTGATCGCCGTGCAGCCGTCGAAGCGGGAACTTCCGTTTTTCAGGGCCAGCACAGGGTCTTGGGACATCAGCCCCGCGAACGTGCAGGAGGTGAACTCTGCCCCGCCATGCACTAGCGTATACGATTCTTCCGTAGGCGCACCAAAGATGCAGTTCACAAACTCGCCCTGAGTAATCTCATTCCGCCCGAGGAACTTGCACTCCACGAACTTTCCCCCAGTGCTGGTCCGGAGCGCAAATTCAGAGGTGATCGTGAGGTTCTGATAGAGCACGCCGGGCTTACCCACAACGCCGCCATTCGCACCGCTCCCGCTGCCCCCGCTGCCCGTAATGCCTCGTAAGGTGGCCTGGGTGTACTGGGCGGCTTGCAAATCAATGAAGCGTTCTACGCGGTTTCCGCCAATTGTGAAGGTGAGGTCTACAAACGATAGGGAATCGATGCTGGGGTGGGCTACAATCATGCTGGTTTCTGGGGCGTTACCCTCGAACCTAATCTCCATGGTCGACAGACTGAATCGAGAAGCCGTCACAGTCAGCACAGGCCCCGCCGTCCCTGAGCTTTCGAGGCATATCTGATTCGGGGTACCGACCCCCTGAATGGTTACGCCAGGGCAGGTGACGGTGTACTGCCCCACGTAGGTTCCGGGGAATACTTGGATAATAGGTTCAATTCCCTGCCCTACCAGCACACAGGCGCGGGTGAGAGCATCCGTGAGATTATCGTAATCGCCGCCACTCTTCTTCACCGTAATCACTCCCGTATTTTCCTGCACCACAGTGACGGCCGCACTCGGTCGGGGTACGTATTCCCCCGCCCGACCGGTCCAGTCGGATACCGGGAAGTATACCAGCGTTGTGCCGTCAATCTCGGCTTGTGGGTAGCCGTAGTAGTTCCCGCTGCTAAGGGCGACAATTCTATCTCCTTCGTCGCGCACGTCGAAGTCGGAACTGGCCGCGTCCCTGCCCAGTTTTCGGATGCGGTAGACGTGATCCGGTTCGGTGGCCGCTGCGCTGGAATACCGATACAGATTGAACTCTTGGTAGAATCGGCCATTATCTAGGTCGCGCCACCCCCGAATCACGATGCGCGAACCCGTCGTGCTACTACTGTCGTAGGTGATTACGAGGCTGTCCGGCACAATCACTTCGCGGGTTTCGTGGCCCGAAACCAGTACCCCGAGTTTGTACTTGTAGGTGCCGTCGAGCTCGCCGGTCCAACTCACGTTCGCCTTCTCCTCCAGGTACGCACTCACCTCCCCCAAGGGGGCCGAAAAGTTTTCGGGTAACATGTTGGGGAAGAAAACCTCCAAGTCCTCCCGGATCAGGTGCCCGATCGTCACATTAGGCTCGATGCGCGTAAGTCCGAACCGGCTGGTGTAGTCCGGTTCCATGTTCTGCGCCGAAATGCGGACGTTAAACACGCTGTTCGTGCTGTCGGTGACAATAAGGCCATTGCCATCCTCGAAACTCTCCTTTTCGATCACCGCGTCCCGTAAGACATTGTAGCCCATGCGCACCGTCTCCCCGAAGGGAGTGACCTTCGTATCTCCCCCATTCAGGCGAAACGAGGTAGTCCTGACGTTCGATATGATCGTCTTATACCCGCCCATCGAAAGATCACGTCCCACGACGTTGCGGATGCGCCCGTACATCGTTCCCCCGCGCCAGCATTGGTCCACGTTTTCGTGGCAGTAAAAACCGTCCACGTCGGCATAGAACACCCGTTTATCATGGCCCGATATGTATCCCAGGGCCATCGCGTTGCGCAGATGGAAGTTGCGCACTTTCATCCGGTACACCAGCCAATGGAACGCGTAAGGTTCCACGTCGAAAAGCGAACGACCGGCGCGGTCGATCTCGAAGTCGTACAGCTCGATGTTGTAGCCGCCATTCACGCTAATTCCCTGACGGCCCGCCCCAATACTGGTGAAGTCCCGGAATATCATACCGTCCAGCCCCGGAGATAATTGTAGCCCGTCGCCCAGAACGCCCTCCACGTGGGCGTTCTTCACCAGATTGTTTCTGGCCCCGCTCCCGGCCTTGAACCCGCTCGAAAATTCGTAGGCGTAGATGTGGTCCACCACGTCCCAGGGGTTCGCCGTCACCGTATCGGTGGCCGAGCCGTTGGGGCCGGGAACCAGACGCATCCGGTACCGCCAACTGGAGTTTTTCAGATCAAACCGCCAGCGCACCGTATCGGCTGAGGGCGCAACGTAGCGGGCGAAGGGCTGGGTATGGTCCTGACCCGGCGCAAATTTCTCATTCCGGTCCCAATACAGCTCCAGGGTGTCCCCGGCCGAATGACCCCACATATCTATTCGATGCGTAGGCCCGTACTCGGGTTCGTAGTGGCGATACACCCACCGATCGAGCTTCACGGTATCCAGGGCGGGTAAGGTGTACTTGCGCTCGTTTCGGGCGGCGAAAATAGTGGTGTTCTCCACCACGTTATTGCTGCCGTTGGACAGGCTGATCCAGTGCTGGCTATTCCCCTCATTAGGGCCACGGGTGATGGTATCGTAGAGGAACATATTACGCAGCGTAAGTCCGTGCACCCCGTTCATGTCAATGCGCTCGCCCAGGTAAATGGGCAGGAATCCCATGTCAATGGTATCGCCGTACTCGGCCTCGGCCATGAGATCGTTGATGACGGAAGCCGCCGGCCCCTCGCCAATTTCAAGACGGCGATTCTTGAACTGCACGGCCTGGAGATTGAACTGGTTACGCGCATTGGCGGACGACTCCGATCCCGGCATTGGCCCCGTTTGCCTTAGGCCGATACTGCGTATCTCGGTAACCGAGTCGGGGATGTAGAGGTAGTAGGTGGCACTATTGTTCTCCCGAATGGGGTACATATAGCGACCGAAGGGGTCTTCCAGATTTTCCTTTTCCGACGCCACCACCTGAATCTTCTCCATGTCGCCATTAACCTTGTTGGCGTGGGTGAGCGTGAACGCAATCACCCGCCAACCATCGGTAATCGCGGGGGTGGGTAGGTTGGCGTAGTATTCCGTCGTGTCGCGCTTATTCAGATATACATTGACCCGCAGCTCCCCATTTCCGAGGTCGAAAGCATCCCCGTCCCGCCAGTTCTGCAGGTCCATCGCTCCGATCACCTCGCCGGTGAAAAGGGGTTCGTCGGTGGCGTAGTCGTAGTAGTACCGCTTGCGGCGGGTTGCCGGGTCTACAGGAGCCAATTCGGTCAGGCGCACGAAACCGCCCGACTGGATCTTGGTCCGTTTCAAGTCCACGGCGTGAAAGAACACCTCCAGGTCTTCGGCCTCTGTCACGTAAAATGTACCCTCCACCCGTACCAGGCGGTTCAGGGTGTCGCTGACAATCTCGGTGAGCACCATCGAGTTGCTCCGTGGGGCCGCGTAAATAAACGTATCCCGGTCGTGGGGCGCGGTGATTTCGAAGCGGTAGTACTGCATGGCTTTTAGCCGGTAGGGCACGTCGACCACCCGTCGTTGGTGCGCGAAGGTCAGCGCCGGCAGCGGTATGGTGTTGGCCTTGAGGCTATCAATGCGCGTCTGCAGCACCGTAGACACGCTATCAATCACGCGCACGTCAACGCCGCCCGTTTGAATACTGTCGCGCGCGAATTGAATGGCGGCATCCCGCGCTTCGGCAGCCCGGGCCGCTGCCCGCTCTTCGGCAATGGCCGCCACCGTGGTGGTGTCTAGGCTGGGGGTGATGCTGTCGCGGGCAAAGCCGATGGCCCGTTCGGCCTCCGAGCGGGCAAAGTCCCGCAGGGATGCAACGGTGGTATCGCTGACTTGGGGCCGCAGGGTGTCGATTCGGGCTAGGGCATTGTCGGTGATGGCGGCGTTGTGGTTCTTGATACAGCCAGCCGTGTATTCGCTTATCAGGTTGTCTTCTTCCGGAAGGGAAGGGATGAGCCCGCTCGGCAGGGGGCGGTAGAGGGCACCCGACCCACGTGGTGGCTGCGGGCTCGTTACGTTGGTGACCATGCGCAGGGTGCCTTCGGTGCTCACGAAGGTGCCGCCGCTGACGGTGATGAACTCGTAGACATTACAGCGGCTATCGATAAAGCGGTCCCCCGGACGCACAGCAAGCCCCACCGTGCCGGTACCGTATACGTCGCGGATGAAGCGCAGGGCTCCGCCGGCGTAGGTCCCGTCGGGCTGTTCCATCCACCCAGACGCCCGCGCCGAAGCTACCGATAGCCGGGTCAGCCGCCCGGCCTGAATGGCTTGATCGGGCGCATAAACCCGCGAAGACTGCGGCCGCTCCACCGCCTGCCCTTGGGGCTGCGTTTCCTGTGCCGAAAGGGCGGTCACGAATAACAGGGCCAACAAAAGGAAATGGCTTTTCAGCATCGCGTGAGAATTAGAGTGAAGGAATCCGCCGCCGTTCCCAGGCTGCTGAATTCGTGAATCGTTTGGTTTGCGGCCGTGGGGTGCGGTCGCTGGTAGTGGCGCACCCCAGCCGCGGCTAAGTCAAAAATGGTTTCCCCTTCCTGCAGCAGCATGGGCCGCAGATAGGTGCGCCCGCCGTTGCCGTTTTCCACCGTCAGGGATAGCTTGCCGCTGGAATTGGTAACGAGGTCGGCCCCGCTCTGTCCCTCCGTTTCGCTACGGGTGAAGAGGCGCAAGACCCGCAGGTCCGATCCACCGGCAAACGACAGAAAGTAGGTACCGCCCGCGCCGCTCAGGGAAGGCCGGGTGCCCGTGTATTCGGCTTCTACTCGCTGCCAATCACCGGACGTGGGGAGGGAAGAAGTGATCGGCAGCCCGCTTGCTGAGCTACCGGAGTAGTCGCGGTAATCGCCGTCCTGGTAAAAGAGGATACTGCGCTTTCCCCCGTCGTCTGCAACAAGGTAGAGGGTGTGCTTACCCCCCTCGGTGGGTAGGTCGTTGCGCGTGGCCACGTCCACTAACTTGCTCGCCCCAAGGACGGCCGAAACGGGCAACCGGTCATTGCCGGACACGGCAAGAAGAATGTCCACCACGTCCAAGTCGGTAGCCATGCGGGCGACCAGGTTCGCCCAGGAGATGCGTTCGGCCACGCTGAGCGTAAAGAACTTGCCTTCCGGGCTGGTGACCTCGGGAAAGGTTGCCGGTGACTTTATCGTTATGGGACCTTCGTAGGGGGGCATGGTGAACAGGTGTTAGGCGTAGGCCCAGATGGTGTTTTCATCCTCGCCCCAAATGGTGTTTTCGTCTTCCCCCCACACGGCAAGGGCGGGCTGAATCTGCCCAGGAATTGTTGGGCGACTGGTTACCGGCAGCCCGCTGCGGTCGGGGTCCCCGTCGGCGCTCCACATCAGGGACAGGATTCCACGTTCGATGTCGGCTACTTCGCCACCCAGGGGGGCATCACCGTCGACGAAACGGGGGTAGATACCGGCGCGCCCGCCGAACATGCGCCCCGACAAGTTGGCGTACCACATCCGAAAACCGATCCGCCCGGTTTGCAGCCGCCGGATGAGCCGGTAGTTGGCCTGCGTCAGGTCGATCACCGTTGCCACTAGCGTATAGTCCCGCACCCGCACCCGCCGCGTCCGCTGCCGGGGCAGCTGGGTAACCGCCTTTGCGGGTACGTCGACCGCACCTATGACCACCAGGTGCCGCACGTCGCTCGTTTCGGCGTGGGCGCGCCAGGCGGCAAGGCTTTGCCAGTCGTCAGGTGCATTGGTCCCCGGGGGCACGAAGAACACGTCCGAAACTTGCGAAGGAGAGGCCGCCGCCGCGCTCAGGCAATAGGGCTGGTCGCTCAACAGCGGTAGACCATCTCCGTCGAAGTCCAAAAAGCGGTTCATTCAGGGGCATTACGGGCGCTGCGAAGCATCGGGCATTCCGGATATGGTTAGGCGAACGGGTTGTTGGCCGCCCGTTCGGGGCTTGCTCCGCGCCAGGTGATGTCGGCCCGAATGATGATCTGCTGCACATCATCCCGCCCGGCACCGAGGGGAAGCACGGCGCGCACATTGGACATAGCCATGCCGCCGGCCTTGCCGAAGGTGTGGTCAGCCGTTCCCAGGTAGGCCTTGAAGTTGGTCGGGTTACACTGCAGGGCGCGGGCAATGGCGCGATTCTCTTCGCTGACGTTATCGACGATGAATTCGAAGGGGGCCGTCACGCTGACAATCTTCGTTTGCCGGTACGGGCCTTCCACCGTTTGGTTTTCGCCTTCCCCGAGGCTGCCCTTGCCGCGCAAGCGCCGCCCGGTGGTGTTGTCCGTGCCGGCATTGTCGATCGCCCCGGCGGTGAGCGTCAGGGTGGCCCCTTCGGCGAAGTTTTCAAACGGGTCCGGCGCACCATCGGGAACGATGACGAAGTCCCCGATTTGGGAGTAGAAGGTGTCGTAGCTCAGGCAGTCTTGCTCCACCGTAGCGGCGGGGAAGACCACGCCCGTGGTGCAGTCTTCGGGGCAAATGCTGGCGAACTCGTTAATGAAGCTCATATTTTTCGATTATGGGTTATAGGGGGTGTAGGGAGGTGGATAGCAGGGGGTTGGTCGCACAGCCCAGGCAGTCGACCGCCCCGGCCGGGACGTTGTCGGCGATCCAGGCCACGATGTCGGCGTACTGTTTCTGGTAGGCATTGCGGCGCCCGTAGGTGGCCTCGCGGCTCAGCAGCGTGCAGGCCGACAGGTCGTCGGATCCCAGCACGTCGTGCATCAGGTGAATGGCCCCCTTGTAGCGGATGGCCCGGGCGATCAAGTCCGGCAAGTCGTAGTGTCCAAGCTCGCGGGTCGTAGCCAGCCATCCGGTCAGGTCGCAAGCCGTATAGCCGATCAGGTGCATCCCGAAGGCCCGCGACGAACCGCCGATGGCATCTTGACTATCGACCGTGCGGTTCAGCGTATCGGAAAAACCCTTAACCGCGAAGTGTCCGTAGTGATCAGGGCGCACTCCACAGCAGGCCAGGTCGTTACCGTAGGGCTGTCCGGGTAGACCGGCTACGGTGTAGTAGACGCGGTAGAGGACGCGACCCCGGCTGGCGGGGGTCCACTGCGGGAGCATCCAGTCGACTTCGGCGACCGGGTAGCGTCCGGGTTCGGCCTGCACCGTCACCGGGTCACGCTCCACCGTGGGGTCGGAACACCACAAATTGACCGTCACCGGTCCGGAAGCGGTAAGACCCAGAGCAATACCGGTCAGGTGGAGGTTTTGACCGCGCACGACGGGAAGGGAGAGCTCCAGGCCCGCTACTTCCCCGGCGGGGCTGAGTACGGCCTTGCGCTTGGGCTGTCCGATGTGGCCGGTGAAGCCGCCACGCTGCCGGTAACGACTGCGCAGGGCCACGGACACGTCCAGGGGGAAGTCCCGCACGGCGGCGGAACGGGCGCGGTCGAGCCGCTGCACGACATGGTTCGGCCCGTGGCAGTCCAAGCTTGCCGTCAGGCTATCGAGCAGGGGGTAGCCCCCCTCGGCATCCGTCAGGTAGTAGCCAGACGTACTTTCGTTGCTCACTTCGGTAAGTTCGCCGAGGCACTCACACGTAGACTGCGTCAGGCCGACCATGTCGCGTAGCGGGTTCACTTAGGCGGCGGGCGTTTCGCGAACGATTTCGAGAACGCCGGTCAGGGCAACGGCCGGGGCATCGGCGATCAGGGCGGGGTTGGTGTATCCGGCCGGGGCGATGTCGATTAGGCCCAGTAACTTGACGTTGACCAGGATTTCCATGATGGGCTCGTCCATGGCGGTGCGGCCAACGCAGGTCTCCTCTACTTCGACGTGGTAGCGCACCGGCACCAAGCGGCCGTCCAGGCGGAAAGACAGTTCCGGGTCGGCTACGCTGAACAGGGTGCGCTGCTTTCCGTTGATGACCTTCGTCATACCCTCGGGGGGGTAGAAGGACGTGTTGTGGAAGATGAACTGGTCAGGGTTGACCACGAAGGTCGAATTGCGCCCCAGGTAGGCATCCTGCATCCGGTAGTCCCAGACGATGTTGGACTCGCCGAAGATGGCCGCCTGATCGCGCTTGTCATCGTTGAGGGCGCGGAAGGTTGCCAGGTCAGCGTCCAGCCACAGGTTCTGACCGTTGGCGATCAGCTTGCGCTCAGGGAACTGGTTGGCGGCGGCCAGAAGTTCGATGCGCCGCAGCAGCTCGAAATTCCACTCGGCCGGGTCGACCGCCAAGCGGTTGCCGCCGGAAGTAGCCGTTCCGAAGCCTTCGCCACCGCTCACGTCGGCTTGGACGTTGGTGGTGAACAGGTCGAGGTATTCCCGCTGGGCTACTTTGCGGATGTCGGCGAAGGCCTTGCGCATCAGCACCGCCATTTCCTCATTGCGGGTCACGGCATTGGCGCACTTGGGCGCGGTGATCTTATGCGAGGCGATTGCAATCACGCCGTTGGTGAAGGTCTTCTTGCGGGTGCTCGCTTCGGGTCCGTCCAGTAGGTCGCAGCCCTGGGCCGTGGGGTCGTAGGCCGCGGCGGTAGTGGTAGACTGCCCGACTTCGAGGAAGGCCGCATCGACGGCAATGCAGCGCCCCTCCTGAAAGGTAGGGATGGCGCTGACCGTCTGCATGTCGAGCATGGCGTCGAGCAGGGGCGTGGGAAAAGTGCGCTCCGCCTTGTAGGCGGTGCTGCCCGGCATGACGTTATCAAGCCGGGTGAGTACGTCGGGAATTTCGGAGGCGGTAAAGGCCATAGCAATAGGATTTTAGGTGCCCCCTTCCGAGTGATCGGTTCGGACACCCGGTGTAGGTGTGGGTTGCTATGGACAATTTGGCCGGTGGGCCGAAAGGAAGGGCGGCGGGCGTTACCCCTGTTGGGCGGCGGCGTAGTCGGCACTCATCTGACGGGCTTCTTCGCGGCGGCCTTCGGCAATGGCGCGTTCGCGCTCCTTGACGAATTGGGCTCCGTCGGTGAACTTGTACTTCAACTTTTTGGACGTGCCACCTCCACCGGGGGGCGGGGTGTCTTCCGTGTCGTTGTTGTAGGTTGCCACGCTGAAGGGGTTGACCTCCAACAGTACATCATCAAAGGTGAGGGCCAGGCCGTTTTCATCGTGTCGGGGCTCCCCCTTTTCGTCAACCGGCACCGGGATGCCGTCGGAAATGGTGAACTCGTCCACGTTGAGCAGCCGGCGCAGGGTGCGCTGTCGCTTGGCGGTCAGGGCGTCGTCGCCCTTGACCGAAAGCGGGATATTGTGCGCAGCGGCGCGCTCCAAAACGTAGCGATCGAGGACCGCCTGCCGTTCCTTTCGGTCGTAGGCAGAGGCGGTTTCGGCCAGCTTCTGTTCAAGGGCTTGCTTTTCCTTAGCAATGGTTTCGGTGGCTTTCTGCGAAATGGCCCGGATGCGCTGTTGCACTTCGGGTCGGGCCATGGTCGCGTCCAGGTCGAATTCCCCTTCGGATGGCTCACGCGGTGGTGTCGGTTCGGGAATGGCGTTTACGAGGTCGTCCCCCTGCAAATCGCCCTCCAGGTCCGGGAAGCGGCGGCGAATGACGTGTTCGTACTCCTTTCCGCGCTCCTTGCGACCGCGCTTGTACTGCTGTTGGATGTGCTGTGAGGCAAGTTCTTTAACCTGCTCAATCGCATCTTCCTTAAACTGTCCATCTTCCTCTTTGAGCGCAGAAAGAAATTCGCCGGACTTCCTTGTAATGAGGGGAAGCAATCCTCCGAGTAGTTCTTCAGCCGTCACGTAGGCTATTTTTTGATGAGTTTTTCCACGTCGCCCACGGTGACCCGTCCGTCTTTGCCGGTGCCATTCACGGTCGCTAGGTCTATGGCGTTGGCTTCGGCCAAGTCTTCGGCCGCATCCGTCACCTGCCGGGCTTCGGCGGGAAGGGGTACGTCCGGGACGGGAGTGTAGGTGTACTTACCCGCCAACTGGGGGTCGGCAGAATGGGCTTCGTACTGCTCCGCGGTCAGGTCGGGCAGTTCGAGTTTGGGGTTGGATTTTTGGCGGACCTTATAGCGCATCGATGGCGTTTTGTACGTCGGGCTTGGTGATATTGCCGTCGGCTCCGGTGCCGGTTACGGTGGTCAGGTCGATCCCGGCTTCTTCGGCCAGGGTGCGGGCGGCGGTCGAGGCGTTGATTTCAGGTGCACCTTCCGTTTTGCCGGATTGGGACTTGCCAGAACCATCTACCTTCTTTGCTTCCGCCGGGGGCGCTACGGGGGACTGTACGACTTCGTAGCCAGCCTTGAGGTAGCTGCCTGAGCGACTGCGGGCATCCTTTGCGTACACCATACTACCCGAAGCGGTGCGGCGGGTTTTGTGCCGGAACACCGCTTCATGGGCGGCGGGCTGTAAGGTGTCGATGGCCTGCTTATCGGTCATGGGCGCAATATCCGACCGTCCAATACCGGTACAGGGGGCAAAATGGCACTTCCCGCGCAGGTCGTCTATTTGCCCCGATTGGTCTATTGGAATTGCGTGTTTTCCGAAGCCCCCTACATTAGCGCCATGAAACACCTGCTGCCTACCCTTATTCTTTGCCTGATCGCCCTTTCGTGCTCCGAACCCACGCCGCCCGCGCCTACGCGAGCGGACGTATTGCTATCGGATGCGCGCAAGCGGGTGCGGGGGAGCTTACTTACCCCGTCGACGGCGGCCTTCGTGGATAGCCTCAATAGCGTGGTGCGCCTGAACAATGGGGGTGAGCCCTCCAATTCTTGGCGGGTGATCGTCTACGTCGACGCACAGAACCGCTTCGGGGCGATGCTGCGCAAGCGCTCCTTGTTGGTCTACGAACAAACTGGACCCGATTCGCTACTGATAGCAGACTACCGAGTGAAACGCTACGACTAGACCTTTATCATTCGCGTCCGCTCCTTCGTGGCGGTCTTCGTCCTTTCCAGCACCCGGCCGTCAGGCAGCGGAACAATATGGGGCCGCCCCCCGATTGCTTCGACGATCTCGGCGGCGTGGTTGTTGAGCAAGGCTTGGAGTTCGGCAGCCCCCAGTTTTGGCTCCGGGGTGCGCTCCGTCGTTCGCCCCGACACCCGAACGAGGCCGTCGTTGGATGCCGTCTTCCCCATGAGGGCGAGCGCCTGGGCCGCCGGCATCCGGTCGATCTTTCCCGTATTGATCGCGTCCAGTAGCCCCGGACGGCGGCGCGCTTCCTTGCGGTTGACGACGAACTCCTCCCCCTCGATATTGTAGACCCGCCCACGTCGGTCGATGACGTTCACGCCGCCGTCTTCGTGGCTGGGACCGATGACTTTGCCATCAACTAACTTGCCCCCCTGGCGGAAGGTGGGAATATCGTTGGCCGCCTGGGCCGCCTGCGCCTTGAAGCGGGAGAAGATGGCGAAGGCCGACGCAATGGCGGAAGCGGCGATAATCACCCCCACCAGCGGCACACTAGCATTGGCGGCCAGCAACTGTGCGGCGGCAAGGGCCAGGGCGCTGGCTTGCTGCGCCGAATCGATGGCGAGTTGCCGACGGGCGGCCTTTTGTTGTAGTTCGGCTTGCTTTTCGGCGGCCCGTTGCCGGGCGGCCAATTCTTCGTCGAGTTGCTCCTGCACAATGTCCGCGTCGTTGGCTAGCCCTTCGGCGCGCAGGGCCAGTTGCTCGTCCAATAGCGACTGCGTTTCCTCAATGCGTTCGCTCAGTCGGTCGATGATGCGGTCGTAGCCGGCAATTTCGGCTTCCAGCTGGGCGTTGAGCCCCTCGGCTACGTTATTGATGATGCCCCCAACCTGGGCGAGCAAGCCGTCCACGGTGCCTTCGTCGATCTTCAGGGCCTCCCCAATGGCGCGTTTGATGCGCTCCAGGGGTCCCAATTTGATGTTGCCCAAGTCCTCAATTCCCTGGCGGACGGCTTGGATTTGCAGGTCGAGTAGTTTGATCTGCTCCCCTGTGGCGGTGGGGTCCTGCTTCAACAGGCGCAACTTTTCGATTAGGAACTCTTCTTCGGCCTTCAGCTTTTCGCGCTTGCGGTAGTTCGCCAAGCTGATCGACTTGTCCGTCACTTCTTCTTCGGCATCAATTTCGAGGTCGCGGATGTCCCGGCGGATTTCGGCCGTTTCCAGCAGGCCGGCGCGGATGCGCGCCTGACTGTCGAGGGCCACGTCGGCCGCATCCCGTTCCTGTTCCTGGATCTCGACTTCGACCTGTAGCACTTCGAGCGAATCTTCCCCGAAGCCCGCCTGAAGCAGTAGTTCGCGTTGTTGCAGTAGGCTGGTGCGCAGGATGCGGGCGCGTTCGGCGGCCTTGAACTCTTCCAGGTTGAGTTGATCGTCTACCGATGCGCTGAGGAGCTCCACTTCCGCAAGCGCGGCATCCCGGTAGTAGTCGATGGACCGCTGCCCCTCTTCGATGCGCACCTTGGCAATTTCCTTAGCCGTTTCCCGGGCCAGGTCCAGTCGCAGCTCGGCAAAGTTTTCCGCTTGGTCGTATTCCACCCCGGCGGCGGCAAAGGCGGCCTTGGCGACCCGTTCCAGTTCGTCAATTTCGGCATCGGCCTGTTTGCGGCGGAACTGAATGAGCGCCTCCCCTTCCAAGCCCCGGGCTTCCGCTTCGCGCACCTTTTCGGCAATCTTCAGGCGAACGTCCGCAAGTTCTTCCTCCAGTTCCTTACGGCGCTCAATCGCTTCTTCGTAGGCTTCAAGCCCTTCCTGGCGGATGCCGGCGATGACTTCCTCGGAGGCGGCGGCCTGATCGGCTACTTCCGCTTGCAGGTCGAAGATGGTTTTGGCTTGCTCGGCCAGGGCTTCGGCTTCTTCCTCGGACAGGTTGCGCGCAGCAGCGATAGCAGCCGTGCCGTTGCGGCGGATGGCGGCAAGGGTGGCCTGGCTGCCCCGCGCAAAGCGTTCTTCCTTTTCCTGTTCAATCGCAAATTGGTCTTTTGCCAAGGCCAACTCCTCCTCCCCCCGCCGTCGGGTAATCTCCGCGATTTCGCGCTCGCTGGCGATCCGTTGGGCGGTAGATCGGCTTTCATCATCCCGCAGCCTGGCCAGTTCTTCCAGCCGTCGCTGTTCCCCGGCCCGGATGATGTCGAGGTCCGCTTGCCGTGCCGTGACGCGACCCAGCGCGGCCTCCAATAGCCGCGCCTGCCGGACGGCGGCGGATATTTCACCGCCGACGCCCGCTACGCTCTCGCCCAACTGCTGAAAGCCTTCGCGGAAGTTGCCGGTCAGGAAACTGCCCAGCGCCCCCTTGAATATGTTGAACCGATCGGTGATGACCTCGAAGGTTGCGGTCAGAGCGGTGACGGTCTTACCTACGAAGTTGAACCGATCGTTGAGGGCCACCAGCGCGGTGGCAACGGTGGTAATGAGCAGGAGGATGCCCACCTTTCCCAAGACCGATAGCGCCCCCCGCAGGGTGAATACCGACTTAACCGCCCCGAGGGCTTGCTGCCCGAAGAAGCGCAGCGTGTTACCTACGCCGCCGAAAATTTGGGTGATTTGGGGGCCTTGTTGGGCAAAGGTGCGTAGTGCGCCGCCTCCACTGCTAAGAGAAGTGAACACGTCGTTAAGCTGAAACGACAGGTTCTGCGCCTCGTTGGCCGTCAAGCGAATGGGCCGTGACAAACCGCCCGCTTCCTTTGCCGCCCGCTTCTGCGCATCCCCCAATCCGATGCTTTCGAGCTGCAGCAACCCCATGGCGGTTTCCCCTTCGCGCACCGAAGCTGTCAGGCGTTCGATGTCGGCTTGCAGCGTTGCCGCCGCCTGCCCCCCTTCCCCTTCCAGGGCGGCGTACTGTCGCTGCAAGTCTAGTAGCACCGCCCGCTGTTCGGTGATCTCGGAGTTGGTTTGGTCAATTTGCGCCTTGACCAGCCCCTGCGCGGTAGCGTACTGCCCGGCATCGGCCCCGGCCCGTCGGAGTTGGGCAGTAATGCCGAGCAGGCTCTTTTCGTGGCTAGCGGCGGCAACGGCAGCCTGACCCTGCGCTTTTTCTAGGTTTTCGGCTTGCTTCTCCAGGTCTTCGGCGGCCGAAGCTCCGGTTTTCGTGGCTCCGCTCAGGCGTTCGATCTCGGCGGCCAGTTCCCGCGCCGCCGCGCTGCCCTTGTCGGATAAGCCCTCGTAGCGGGTGGTCAGATCGGCTAGTTGTTGTTCCTGTTCAGCGAGTTCCTTTGCCGCCCGTGCCGCCTCTTTTTCCACCTTCCGTTGGGCAGCAGCGTAGCGGGCCGCCTCCTTTTCGGCCTTCACCAGCCGGTTGACCAGTTCGGCAATGGCGCGGTCCTGTTGCCGGGTGGCATCGGTGGCGCTCTTCTGTCCCGACCGGGCGGCTTGGCTCAGGTTCTTGTCGTAGTCCTGCACCGCCCGCCCCGCCTCATTGATGGAACGACTGACGCTGCCCATTGCCCGTTCGGCCTTAGCGCCCAAGCTATCGAGGGCATCGGCAGAGCGGGCAATGCCGGACAGGTCTTCCCGGAAGACTAATTCTTGTTCAATGGCCATGGGGTAGGGTGTTTAGGTGGGGGTGTGGGTAAGGTTACTTCGCTTGTTTCTGCCTCGCCTTTCGCGCTGCCTCATCCCGCTGTTCGGCCAGGTACATCAGTTGGTAGTATTCGTAGTAGGCCATGGTGAATAGCTCGGATGTGGTGTACTCGGTGTAGTGCGCCGTTACTTCCACGCCCCCCGGGAGGGCGGCCAGGGCCTCGGCGAAGGTGTCTATGCGAACAAGTTTGCGGTCCCGTCCGATTTCGTAGCGGTATCGTCCCGCCAAACTTCGCGCTGGTTTACGGTTTCGCGGGTCCGCCGGAAGTCTGCGCTGAAATCGCTCGACAAGCCCCCGGCCAATTGAAAAAAATCAAGGTGGTTGTAGCCCTCCCGTTCGAAGTCCCGGACGTAACCCTGCGCAATCTCTTCCGAAAAGGTCCGCACGTCCTCCCCTTCCCGCAGGGTGAAGCAAGCGCAAATCAACATGGCCGTCAGGTGCTTTTCCTGGGTCAGGACAATGATGTTGTCCAGAAAGGCCTGGTTGCGAATGGCGATCAGCTTTTGAACCTCCATCAGGTTTTCGGCCTGAAAGGCTTGCCGGGTGGTTTCGTTGACGAACTCGGCCATCTTTTCCCGACTGTCCTGCCCGGTGGCAAGCAGCCGCAGCCAGTTCGCCAGGTGGGTGGCCCGCCGAACGGCGATTTCATCCAAACTCAGCCACCGGTAGGTTGACCCCCCGGCGGGAAACGTGCGCTGCAATTCGCCCGTGTCGGTCCGGGGCAGGGGAATGGCGGCCACTAGCGGGTCCTTTTGCCCGGCATCTTCGGTAGCGGTATTTATTTGGTCCATGCAGTGAGTAGTTGGGTGGTGATCATAGCGATGGGGGGAAGGGTGGCCAGGGGTAGGAGCGTGTGTGCGGATAGGCACCAAGCAGTAGCAGCCACGAAGGCCATTGCCCCGGCTAGGCAAAAAGTGCAGTAGGTGTACTTGTAGAGGGCGTAGCGCAAGCCCGTGAGCAAGGCCGGATCAGGCGGGTAGTCTTCCCCGTGCAAGTAGCGGTTGATGGTCCGCCCCCAAGGTGCCAGTAGCTCCCCGTCCTGCACCATGGCAACGTAGCAGTACGCCCACATCCCGATTACTGCCCCACAAAAGATTAGTAGATAATACATTCAATGGGGGTTTGGGGGGTGAGTTCAGTCAGGCACCGCTCCGAAAAGGTGTAGGATACGGTGAAGTCGATCGCCCCAAAGTCGTAGGGATAGAACAGGAAGGCGTCGATTTGGGCGGAGTACCCGTAGCGGCTGAACAGCTCCACGTCGGCCGGCTGGCAGGCAAAGACCCCGTAGGCTACCCGGGCGATCTGTGGCGGTTCAGTAGTTCCACCCGCACCGGCAAGGGCGGCAACGATCGAGGCCCCCGCCAGGCCCGCCGCAACATTGTGCCCAGCCAACCCCAGCGCGGCTAAGTTGAGCCAGTACACCGCCCGTACCCGGAACAGCATGGCGTGGTGGGTGCGGTCCTGTGGCTGCTGGGTGGCCGCCTGGCCGGGGCCGATTTGCTCGAAGTAGAGTAACGAGCGCTTATCGGAAGACGGCACCAGGTCGGTATACTTCTTCAGGCGGCGGCACTCGTCATCGGAGTAGCCGCGGGGCACCGGATAGGTGATGGGCTTGCCGTTTTCTTGGGGGATGCGCACCGGACGCGCCAAGCCACCGAAGCGTTCCAGCCACGGCAGGGCGGTCAGGGCGCGGCCGGCGGGCAATAGGGCATTATTCAGCATCGGGGGCGGATTTCGGGTTGTAGATGCGTTCGTCCATAGCCTCGTGGAACTTAGCGAAGGGTTCGAGTAACATCGTACTGCTGCCGTCATCAAAATATAGCCACGTCCCGTTTGCCCCCGTGTAGGCCCCGGCGTTGCAGACCTTCGTGCCGTGGTATTCGACAACTCGGTCCAGGTCAACCACGGCGGGGTGATCCTCAAAGTCGTTTTCGTAGTAGACCCCCATCTTTTCATTGTCGTGCGCCTGACGGCTGTCCGACAGGGTACGGATGGTACGGGATATGTACGGGTGCTTAATCATGTGCGGAAGTGTTTTTTGACGCGCTCGCCCCGCGCTGCGGAGTAGGCGTCGGTAAGTAGGTCGATCTCGGTAGCGGATAACTTCATCAGATTGCCATCTTTGCGCACCGCTCCGCGCACCTTATCAATGTTCTCGGTTCCCTGCGGAGCAATGGCGATCGTGACCGCCCCGGGCGTTTGCTGCCGCACTTCAGCGGTGATGCTTTTGAGCAGTTCGCCGGTGCGGGTGTAATCTTTGTAGGCCGCCTGATAGCCCAAGTCGAGCCGGCCCCGCTGGGCGTAATCCGGCGTATAGTCCGAAAAGGACTGTCCCCGAAAGTCTTCACCCCGGGGGATACGGGCGCGCAGCAGCCCCACCCCGTCGAAGGCGGTTTGCAGGGCGTCCTCGGCCTGTGTAGCGCCCATTTTTTCAATCAGGCGGCGGTAGTGCTGTGCGGCTTCGCGAGGGGTCATCCGGGACGATTTGGTGTGGAACCGACTCGTATGCCACCATCCTTTACCGGGGCGATGAGGGGAGCGCTGGTAGCACTCAGCGGCTTGCCCGCCCCGTACCGATTGGTTAGCCCGGCGGTGTAGGTGATGGTGCCCACGATGCTTAGTGGGTCTTCCCCCTGCGCGTGCTCAAAGGTGGCTTCTTCCAGGTCGTAGGCCGTACCGTCCGCCATCCGGATCAGGCGTATATAGTCATGACGAACGGCCGCTTCCAGGGGGCCGACCAGGTAGTCGGGGGAACCGTGAAAAACAAACGACGGGCGCACCTTGACCACGGACGCGTAGCGATCCGTTCGTCCCGTCACGCGCTCGACCTCTTCGTCCTTCTCGCTGACCGCCGGCCCGTCGAAGGTGCCCTGCAGGTAGATGCGCTGCCGAAATCCTTTTTCGTAGAGGGTTCCGAACAAGTCGCGGCTGTTGTAGTATTCCAGGCAGTAGAAGTCCCCCTGCGGCATTTCACGGGCTACGGGCAGGGGGATGAGCCGGGTCTCTTCGCTAAGTTTTGGGTTTAACGTGAGCAAGTAGGTGGTCTGCACCACCCGACCCGAAGCAAGGGAGCCCGTAAAGCGCACCTGCATCGTGCCGTCGGGGTAGTCGGCCGCTCCAAAGTCCGTATTGCGCACGGTGAGCGAAGCACCCCCGAGCGACATCCTGCGCCACGCCCCGCCGGGGGTCCGGATCTCAAAGCGGGTGTCGGCGGCGAAGGCAAAGGCAAGGGCATCCTGCTTCGATAGGATGATGCGCACCGATCCACCATCATCCGCCGAATAGGCCAGGGGCGCAAATTCGATGACGCGCCCCGGCCCCATGTCGAGCAACTGCAACATTTCGGAGTAGATCGTCACCTCACCTACCCGAATTTCCAAAAAGCCTTCGCACTCCGGTAGAATCGCGGCAAAGGGTTCGGCTTCGTAGGTGTAATACAGCCCTTCGTCTACGAAGGTGCGGCTGAAGTTGGCGCGGGGAAGGGCTACCGTGAACCGCCCGTGCCGCTCCACGAACGTAGCATCCACCCCCGCCACATCCCCCGGGGTGGCAATTTGCACCGGCAGCAGCCGCCCGCGCTCGCAGCGCAGCGGCGGCACCCCGGCACGGAAGTGCGCCTGATCGTATAGGCTGCGGTAGGTAGGCAGGGCGGCAAAGGGGTTGATCGCGTTGGTCACGGGTTGGGCATTCAATCGTTCAGCAGGGGGGTGAAGGTGAACAGGGCGGATCGAGAGGAATAGGTGGCTTTCTTGACCTTGGCCTCCCCCAGTTGGGTGCGGATGCGGCCCCGTAGGTCCAGACCGTGAAACACGTCGGGCAGCAAGGGAACCGAAAGCTCCTCTTGTTCTTTTGCCGGGACAGTGGAATTGAACACCACGGGCCGACCGTTCAGGATGGCATTTTTCAGGGGCCGCCCATCCCGCCACAGCGCGTCCTGAATGACCGACCAGGCAAAGGGGGCGTTGACGAGGCCGCGGTCACCGGCGGGAGCCTCAGCGATGGAAACGTAGCGCGCCCCCTGGTAGAGGAAGGTGGCGAGGATGCCAAAGCCGCCGTTGTCGTAGTCATCGGGCCGGTTGACCATGTCGCGAAAGTTGGTGGAAAAGCGTTCCACCTTCAGGGGCCTTTCGTCGGTCGTAGCGCAGTAGCGATCATAGATGATGTCAGTGCCGTCAAAGTCGGGGTCCGTCCCTTCATCCATCCACGAAACGGTTTCCCGGCGCGGCACCTGTTCGCGGTCGTAGGTGAAGTTGGTTGCGTCCCGGATTTCGGGAGCTTCGCTGAGGTCCAGCACCACCGTATCGGTGAAGTAACTCAGGTGCTCAATGCGCAAGACATTCGCTTCGTCGACGTAGGGGTACACCTGCAGTCCCGCCAGCAGGTTCCACACGTCCTTTAGGGCGATCAGTCCGATCGTGGCATTTTCGTCGGCGTCGGCGTTGGTCAAGTCCGTCTTTTGGAAGACCACCGCGCCCCGGTAGGCGGCGGCGGCGCGGTAGGCGCGGGTGTCGGGCGCGGAACCGTCGGGATTGATACCGAGAAAATTACTTACGATCGTGTACGGCGATCCAGAAAGGAGGGCCGCCAGCAGCGTGGAGAGCAGCACCCCGTTATCGGGTTGTAGGTTGGGATCGTCGTCCACCAAGGGGTAAGTCGAAATTCGGGAGAACCGGCTTTCCTCGGTCCCCTGGTCGAAAGAAGACGATGTGCTTACCCGGGGCGGACCCGTGAGTAGAGCGCGGGCGTAGCGATCCGGCCCCACCTGTGTCCAACCCCCGCCCGGCGGAGTGGTGGCGGTGATTTCTTCGCGCCGGTAAACGGCCTTGACAAAGTAGCTCACCTCCAATGTTCCCGGCCCGGTCTGACTGTTTTGCAGGGTTTCGTCCTCTTCTTCCTCCAGGCGAACCAGCGTCCAGGCAATGTCGTCGGGTAGGCAGTCGCGGGGCGGCACATTATTGTACGACCCCTGCCCGGTGCGGGTGCAAATGACCGCCTCGCTCACCGCGCCCAAGGCGAAGCGCAGCGGCGGCACCCGCTCCAGGTCGAGCAGGTTAATTTCGTCTTCGGCATGGTCTTCCAGGTGGGCATCCCGCGCCACAACCTGCGGCGTGAAGGCCACCCGCCCGTTGCGGTCCGACCACTTCCCCGACCCCATGGAGAGAACCCCTGTGTACACTACGCTCCCGGCGTGGCGCACTTCCAGCCTTACCGGGGCACACGATCCACCGGTTTTAAGGGTAGCGCGCAGGTAGGTGAAGTCCGATCCGGAGAAGGTGAACTCCGTCGCCAGTTCCGTCACCACATCCACCGGCCCGGAAGGGCTTACCTCCCAGGTCAAGTCTTCGTAGGCCGGATCGGCAAGTTGGCCGTCGATGTAGATTGCATAGTCCATCAGGCGGCGGCGGTTCGGTAGGTGTCGATGTTTTCCCGCCCCCCGGCCATGGCAATGGCGATGGCTTCCGTCACCCAACTCAGGATGTGCCGGCACCGGTAGCCCCCGAGTGTGACCTTCACGTCACTATCGGGAATCTTACCATTCCATTCGAAGCGCTGCCACCGCTCGATTTCGGCGCGGGTGTAGACCCGTCCGTAGCGCTCCGCGCAGAATTCCCGGGTGCGCGCCATGCGGGTGCCGGCGTAGACGGCGTACACCAGCCCCGCCTTTCCCGATAGGTAGGTTTGCGTTTCGCGGTCGATGCGCACGAACAGTTCATCGGCCGGGCGGCTGAAGAAGCGGCGGAGTAACCCCTTGGCTCCGGTCAATAGGCGGCGCATGGCGGAAAGCAACCCCCCCAATTGCTGCGTACCGGACAGCACGGCGCTGGTGAAGCGACCCAATACGGCGCGGCGCACGGTGGTCATACGGGTGAGCTGGTAGAGGTAGGAACCTTCGGTAAGCTTACCGGCCGCGTAGCCCAAACTGGCGAGAATGGCCGCTTCGGTGCGGTCGAAGTTGCGCCCCGGCAGCATCCGGCTGAAGTAATCCCGGTTGGCCCGCACGATACGCTTTACCGCATCCACTAGCCACTTGACCAGGCCGCGCCGTTCATTACCCCCCACCCGGTCGAGTAACCGCATGAGGCGGCCGCGCATCCGCACGTTGCGTACCGTGGACTTGATCATATCGCCATCCAGGTCCAAGCCCGAAAGCAGGGCCAGCACGTCGGTGCGCAGGGCCGTCTGTCGCCGCGCTACCTCCGCTAGAAAGTCCCGTTCGAGCCGTTCCAGCAAGTCCCGCCGTTCGTCATCATTCCAGGACATCGGCGGGCTTTTCGATGATGGGGACTTCGCCAATCTCCAGTTCGCCTACTTGCGGCCCTTCGGCGTATTCCGCTTCGGCGGCAATGGCGGTAGCCTTTTCGACTACCAGGCGGCGGGCGGCGGGCAGCGTGAAGCGGTGGAAGTCCGGGTAGGTGTCGAGCAACTCAGACTTGATGCGATCAAAGTTGAGCCAGATTGCCGCGTCGGTATCGCCGTCGGCCCGTTGGGCGATGATCGACAACACTTCGGCGGTAGCCAGGCTACGCCAGGGCCGCAGCCGCTCAAAGGCCTTCATATTGGCGACGACCGAACCGGAGCCGGCGTGGGTCTTTTCGACGATTTCGCACTGGACCGCAAAGATGGCCTCCTGGCTCGCCCCGGCCCTGCGCAGCGCACCCAGGCGATTCACTAATTCCGTCAGATTTTGCAGGCGCAGGTTCTCCGGGAAGGCGTAGGCGACGGTGAACCCATCCCCGGCCCCGAGGTACTGCGCCGTCACGCGGGCGATCTTTTCCACCAGGCGGGCATAACGGGAGGGCATGGGGTAGAGCCGGTCGGTTGCGCTTTGGTGTTCGATGACCGTCTCGGTAGCCGTCCGGCTCACGGTGGGCGGGGCCATGTGTTGCCCCCCGAAGACGGCGTAGGGAATCGCATCGATGAGCCGGTCTACGTTTTCCTGCAGCCGGACAATGGTGGTCAGGTCCACCTGTTCATAGTGGTAGAGGTCCGAGAGCTTGAATGCATCGCGGGCACTAGATATGCCGGTGGGCACCTTAACGCGGGTAACGTTGTTTTCGCTCTTGCGCCCGCCCTTACGGCCGCCGCAGCGAGGGCACGGGATGCGGTCATGATCTTCCAGCACCGTCCCGGCGTTGATGTATCCGCGATCGGCGCACGACAAGCCCAGTTCGGCATCCATGTAGTCGCAGGGCTCGTTGTATTCGTAGCGGTGGGGAAAACAATGCTTATCGAGGGCTACATCCAGAATCGACTTCGCCTTCACCAATTCCCGCAGTAGTTCGCTGGCGGGGTCGAGGACGCTGACCCGCAAATTGGGGGTGATCTCCGAAAGGTAGGCCCCGATTTGGTCGCCGGGAAACTCCGCGGAACCGGTATTGGTCACTTGCTGCACGGCAAAGCGCACCCCTTCCACGGTGCGGACCAGATCACCGGTTTCGTCATCGGCAAGTTCGGCCATCGTCACCACCATGCCGGCGGCGTACAGGGTCAGCGTCTGCCGGTTGTCTGCATTGTACTGCCGGCGGATGATCCACTCCAGCACCCCGTTGCGGCGGCCCGATCGGGGAACTTCAGCCGACGGGATCAGCAGGGGGTAGACCCGGATGGCCGTCGTATTACCCAAGTGATCGCGCTCGGAAGTGCGCAAAGTGAGCAAGTAGGCATTGGGGTCGGTGAACGCCAGGCGGAACTGCTCGCGGTCCAGGTAGTCCTCCACGCCCTGCCCGTCGTAGTAGTCGGCAAGAGCGGCCCGTACCCGTTGCAAGCGTTCGTCGACCGGATGCGTGAGCGTGAACGTGCGCCCGTCCGAGCGGTACACACGCCCTACCAGCGAGCGCACCGGCCCAATGGCGGACTTCGTGGCCGGAATGTAGATGCGCGCCCGGTCATCCTTTTCTTCCTGCGATTCGCGGGGCCGGACATCCCGCACCCACTCTTCGTGGCCCCTTCCCGAAGCCATCCGGCTCAGCCAGTCGGCGTAGCCTGACGCCAAGGCGTAGTGATCGTCTTCCACCCCCTGAATACAGAGGTCCAGTTCGAGGTAAGCGTCGGTCAAGGTCACGGGTGAGGGGCTTGGCGGGTGGGTTAGAGGTACTGTACCAGCGAACTGCCCACCAGGTCGAAGTAGCAGCGCATGGCGAGGGTGTCGGTGTAGTCAGGCGAGCGGCCAATGTCGGCCTTGACCAGTTTTTTGGGCTTCATCTTGATCTTACCATCGGTGTCGGCGGCGAACGTCTTGATTTGCCCGAGTTCCTGGCGGATGTCCTCGGCCTGTTGTTCGCTGCGGGGGGCGTGAAAGGCAATGGTGCCCTGGCGGATGCGCCGTGCTAAGTGGTAGTACACCTGCGTTTTCAGGTTGAAGTAGTTTTCTTCCTTACCGTCCACCTTTAGCGGGCGCGCGCCATTGCGGAAGGGTAGGGCACCCGGCAAAAAGCCACCCTGCCCCCCGATGAAGAAGCCCAGTCCGTCGTTGTCGTAGGCAATGTGGCTTTCCCGGACGGTGTGCTTCCGCGCCAGATCAGTAATGAGGTCCAGCACTTCGCGTCCGCCGCTCTTTGCCATTTCGACAAGCTCGACCACCACCCAGCCGTACCATATCATGACGACAAACTTATCCGACCCCCGGCCGGCAATGTCGGCGGTGAGGTAGCGGTGAAGCGGATCGGGCTGCACCTGCTGGGCATCAAAGAAGTCCTCAATGGCCGAATACTCAATCAGCGCCGTGGGATCGTCGTCGTAGTCGAAGTTGCCGTAGAGCAGGCGTTGCTTCGTCGTTTCGTCCGCATCCAGTAACCCTTCGATGTACTGCCCCAATTCCGTACCCTGGTCGTCAGGGTGCAGGGTGTGGGATCGGCGGAAGTGGTCGGCCTGTTTTAGGCGGTCGATCGCCAGGGCCGGCACAAATCGGGTGCGTTCGGATTCGGTACCGCTACGATAGGGCTTGTAGAAGCGGGTGTAGCAATGCCCCTTGTCGGGGTTGAAGGTTTCGAGAACCTTGGCGAAGATGCCGTACTGCTCATTCTTCCACCGTCCGATCCGGGTGTAGAGCAAGCGGACGTAGACGGCGTTGACTTCCCAACTTTCGTCAATGAAGCCACCCGTGAATTCGAGTGAGCCGAACGTGCCACCGAACGGGTCTGAAGGCTTGTAGGCCAAATCGAGAAAGATGATCTCCGACCCGTTGGGAAAGGTCAGGGTGCTGGTCTTGTCGTTATAGATGCCGCGTTGCGCCAGGGGGATTTCGTACAGCTCGCAGAACTTCAGGTAACTGGCGTAGGTCGTCTGCTTCAGGCGCTTCAACTCCTTACGCCCGAAGAAGTAGCGCACCCCGGCGTAGATCGTACACATCATCCATATCCACGCCACACCCACGAAGCTTTTCCCGCCACCGGCCCCGCCGCCAAAGCCCACCGAGCGGGTGACCGCGTCCATGAGCAGCACGAAGACATCGTACTGCGGTTGGCTCTGCGGCTGAAAGTCCAGGGTGCGCAGCGCATTGGGGTTCGGGATGGCCGTCACGGCTGGAGGATGTTGATGCCGCCGATGGCAACTTCGCCCGTGTGCTTCGTTTCGGTCCGCGTGGGTTGGTCGAGGCCCAACATATCACGAAGGCCCCGCAGGGCAGTTTGCTTATCGTAGAACTCCAGCTTGACTTGTTCCTGCTGAATTTCCTGCCCGTCTTTGGTCGTGTAGGTTTCGATACGGGTTTCGATCTTCTTAATGCAGGCCTTGACCGCTTCGGGCAGTTCGTCGAAGTCCTTACGGTTGAACCAGTCCTGAAAGACCTTGTCGACCCCGGACTCTACTTGGCTTTTGTAGTGTTGGGCGACCCACAAAGCACTGATGCCCGCCGCCTCGGCTACGTTTTCACGCAGGTATTCGACGTAGGCCCGAACATTAGGTTTAGTTAAGTTTTCGGAAGCGACAACATGGGCCGTCTTTTTGCTATACCCAGCCCGCTTTGCCGCCCGGGTGCCGTTCCAATCAATGACGTACTCCTCGCAGAATTGTCGCTGCTTCCCGGTCAGGGCTGCAACCAGTTCGTTTTTCGTGGGCTTATCGGCCAATTCGGGGCGGGTTTAGCCGCTAAACTACTGCCGGCACTAGCCGCGTGAAGGGGCAATTTGTCCCTTTCGCCGTTCTTCCTTTTCGGCAGTGTAGTACCGGGACAGCATCCGGCGGTAACGGGTGCGTAGGCCGTCGTAGGTCAATTCCTGTTGCTCGTCGAAGACCGTGCGCAGCAGAAAGAACAGTCCGCTACGCCTTTCCCGTCCGGCCCGGTCGCTGGCCAGGGTATAGGCGAACAGGACCTGATTGGTGAGTGAACGGGTGGCAAGTAGGCCTACCAGAGCCCGGTATTCGCTTGGCGAGTAGTCGGCAAGTCCGGCATCTCCGCTTGATCCGGCGCGCGTAGCTGCATCCAAGACTTCGAGCAGGCTCATCGGGGCGTATTCCAATAGTGGGCGCATGGGCTATTTCAGTACGGGTTGCGGGTGCGCAGAATAACCCCGACCCGGCCCACGGGCATCTCCCCAGAGACTATCCCCCGGCAATCGGGTGATGGGCTCGCGGGCGCGGGTGAGGGCTGAAAATGCTAATGAACGAACACAACTATGAGAGAAATGCCGGGCGCGGGGCCGGGCGGTTCGTCGGGTCGGACTTGGTGGGGGGGTTGGGTTGGCGGTCGCTAGGGGTAACGACATGGGAATAAGCGGGTCCGGTGGTGCCAACCTTGGATCTAAGGTACGGGAATTAAAATTATTCCCTTCAAAATGGAACGATCGTCATATCCAGCACCGTGGGCCGATTAAAGTCCGAAAGGGCCAATTCACGCACGAATACGGTATTCTCCATAACGTCGGCCGATAGCTTTTTCGATAGGGCCTTGGTGGCTTCATCCTGGCTTGGAGCGACCACGTAGGCGAGGGCTTTGGGGTGGTCGGTGGGGTTGCGGAATGCGTAGAGTTTCATGTTTGGCACTGCGTTTATTTGGCCTTGCCCCTGGCGATCAGTAGCGGATATTTCTGATCGTTCCTAGCCATAATTTCGGCGTGAATCTTATCGGACTTGTGCGCTGAAAGTGGCAAACCCCACCATTCGCCGTCAATCAAGTTATGGGCTTCTTCGCTGGTCACATACTTACCGCCGGGATGATCGGTAGTGGGGGCGATGTACTCGGTGATGAGGTCCGTTTGCCGGGATCGGTCCGGTGATTTTTCAGCAATCAGAGCAATAAGGACAGCAAGAAGCATTGATGCTATGAAGCACACAACTACAAGAATCAACAGTCCAAAAACCAATAGCGCAAAGCCGGATATGCTCCAATCAAAAACATCCCAAGCCGTCCTGACCAAGCACCACCCAAAGGCGGCAAGCATAGTGTATGCCAGTAGAAAAAACCCACACTTCCAAATTGTGTATGTCCGCTCTAGTTGCTTAATGTCGCAAAGTTTATTATTGGTCATCTTTCGGTTTTGTGTCGTACCACACCGGACCGAATCCCCGACTTTCGTCCGTTCATCCCCGGTTTGCTTCCCCCCTCTGCACCTCCGGCATTCGACACGTAAATTGGTGTTTAGGCAGCCAATAGCTCGGGCGAATACCGTAAAGATAACCCGGTCCCCTTGTGGGCACGGCCCGCATCAACTTTCCGCCCGGTCCGTTCAAATACCACGCTTCCGGCCAGTCGACAATCTCCCAACGTAACACTTCGCCCCACCCCTGAGATGATTTCTTACCCAAATGAGTGCAGAAGCGCAGCAGGTCTTCAATTTCTGCGCGATGCCCAGTGCAGTACCAATCAATGTATAGCGCGTGGCGAGCGTGTACGTGGACGTGCAGCGGCTTGTAACGTCCACTCTTCGTCTCAATCTTGCCGCGTTTCCCTCGAAAATCAACCATGTGCTGGAACCGCAGGCGGTTCTGCTTCGTGAAGAATGTTTTGCTCTCCACGGTGTGCTCGGGCCACTGAGCAAATGACATAGCGTAGTACCATCGGGGTCCAGCATTGGCGTTCCGCTTCAGTAACGGAAGATTGATTCCGCCGCCCTCCAAATGGACGCCACGCCGGGCATGGGTTACGGTCTGGGAACCGTAGCGCCGCCGCACGGCGTGGTAGTACATGACACTATCTAGAGGAAGCCATTGATCAGAGATAACGCCCGTAGCGAGGTGGGCGCGGATTCGCAAGGAGGTAGGACGGTTAGCAGTGGAGTCATTCATGGTTGTTTTGATTAGGACCACTGGGCTAGTTCTGGCATGTAGTCTAGTAGCCGGTTGAAAGCCGCTAAATCGCGCTTTTTCAAGATTGATAGGCTGAGTTCACGTTGGCCGTGACTGTCCCGAGCAATGCCCGATCCGGTGCGAGTTTCGAAGCCGTGCGACCGGTAGCTGTCCAATAGGGGAAGATCATGGATGACCGTATAGGCTGCTACGTCTTCGGTTTTCCACCAAGCCAACGGGCATAGGCGCAGGAGTCCGGCGGTGTTCAGGTAGCGCATGCCATGGTGCCGCAAACTAATTCGCCGCCCCCGGCTCTCCTGTGCACGTATGCCGACAAAGTAACTGTCGTACCGGCCGGGTTTTGCATCAAATCGATCCTTTCGAAAGTCGCTAGCCGATTTGCGGACGTGCGTCACCTGCTCCAGGGTCATGTCCGGATAGCGGTTCTGCCACTGCCCGATCACGTCGTCAAAATTGTTGAACAGCTCCGTTTCCACCTTCCAGCGGATAAATCGGATCGGAATATTGGGGCGCATTTTGAGGACCAAATCCAGCATTACGCCGCTATCCTTTCCGAACGAACAAGCCACGTAGGGCCGCTCAACCGTTTCTAGTTGTTGGGCGATCCAGTCCCGTGTCGCGGCAACACGCCGGCGGTAAGTAGAAAGGCCCGCGTACGCCCGGGCTATTTCACGTTGTGTAGCCACTCGCGGATGTCTTCGGCGTTTTCAGTTAGGTGGCGGTCGTATTTTTCAAGCAGTGGCAGATCAATTTCTTTTCCGGTAGCCGCAAGCCGGCTGTCAATTTCGATCCATCGGTCCATGTGAATGCTGATTTCGCCCAATCCGACGGCACTCTTTCCCCCGATAAAGGGCGAGCGGCTGAAGGCCAGCATAGTGGTCAGAAAGGCCTCAAACTCCAGGTCGGTCACGTCTTCCAAAATGATGCGCCACACGAACTGCGCACCGGCAGCGATGGTTTCGATTTCGTACATCATCTGCTGGGGCGTTCCGTCCTTTTTTTGCCGCACCTCCTTAGAGTCGAACATACTGTTATCGTCCCCGACGTACTTCATGCCTGGATGGCCACCGTGAAGCATGGGCAGCAGGCGGTCGTTCTTCGCGTCATCGCGGCGGGTATAAAACTCCACGCCCGTCATCGACCAGCAGCTCGCCGCGTTTTCCCCCAAGCGGTAGCGTTCGGGTAGCAGGTGGTCATTTTCCCGGCAGCGTAGACGCATCTTGCCGACCTTCATTTTTCCGGGCTTGATGGCATTGCCGATCGCGCCACCAAATACGCTCATTAGCGGCAGCAGGTGCTCTACGCGGCGCATATCGTCGATGTCCAGCCCGTTCGACCCGGTGCTGGTCAGGCTGCCCCCCGAAAATAGGAAGTGAAAGGCGGGGAGAGGCAGGCCTTTGACCGTGCCGTCTTCGCGCACCCCGTATCCAAGCTTAGAAAGCATGTGGTACATACCCCGGTCGCGCAGGATGCCGCGGATACTGTTCCCTGAGATTACGGGCACCTGTTCGGGCCGCCCGTCCGGCTGGATGACCGGCTCTCGGCGTAGCTGGCTGATGTTGCCGTTGCGCTCGCCGCCGGAATGGGCTATGCTGGAAAGGGCCGTAACTAGGCCGTTTAATTCGTAGGTTCTCATGGTTCTTTGATCTGTTCCTTTTCCGCATCATTACGCAGACGGGTCAGGATGGTTAGGTAGGTCGTGTCGTCGCGCAGCATGGCGAGCACGGCGCGGTCGTCGCTTTCGTTAACGACCTGAGCTACGCCAGCTACGTATTCCTTACGCAACCGGATGCCCAACTTGCGTTTGATATTTTCCAGGAAAACAGGAAGCCGGTCGGTGTAGGCGCTCGCACGGATGCGGCTCTCGAATTGCTCCCAAATGGTCCTAGAATAGCTGACCTTGTATTCCGCCGGAATGCACCGGAACAGGGGGTGTAGCAGCAGGTGGACTAGTTGTTCGTGCGTCATTGAGTTGTATGGTTTCGTCGGGAAAAAGTAGGAAAGCGGCAATCTGAAACAGACCGCTTTGCCGGCGGGTCTTCAGGTAGGTATCGATTTCGAGCCACTGCGTAAGGCTGTCCAGTCGGGCGAGTTTGTATGCTGGATATGTCCCGGTGATGGCCTCCTTTTGGTTGAACCCCATGGCAAGAAGGGTTTGCAACGCAAGGTGGTCTACCCTGAGCCGTTCGGGGTCGGGATAGACCTGCAGTTCTTCAAGTTGCCACGTGCCCGGCTGATGTTTGAAGACCAAGTGCTTTTGACCCGAATCGGCGATGACGGCCATTTCTAGGGTAGCGTCGAACAGGGCGTTCCACATCTCGACCTTATTGGCCTTGGTGAAAAGCGCCCACCGCCCCCCGACTATGAAGTGGGAATAAGAGCGAAATTTTTGGGCCTTTTCCTTACCGGTTCGGCGCTTAATTTCTTCGCTTTTTTCGTCGAAGGTCAGTAGGGCTTCGTTACTCACAATGTCCCCCGGGCAAAGGTACTGCCAATCGGTAAACGTCTTTTTCACCCACTTATCAAAGGGTACCCCCCGGCCCGGAAGGCCAGTGACACGACACACGCCCTCTACCTGTCCGTAGGCGGGCCGTTCGCTGAGTTCGTAGAGCCGGGCAATATGCGGCTTCGAAGTCATGCGTGGCGATTGCTGATCCCCCGGACGGCCAACTGGTAAGCATCCCGCTTATCCTGGCTCATGCGCGAAGGCAGGACGTGTCCCAGGCTTGCGGCAACCGAGCGGGCAAGGGTTCGGCACCACTTTTTCCCCTTGTTTTTAGGGGAGAGCTCCAGTACGTCGGCAAACCGCTCCTGCGCTGCTTCAACTAGGATTTGGCTGATAGCCTGGTTTGCCCCCACGTTGCGGCTCTTGCGGGCAACCACGGGCTTGGAACCGGATAGGTCGAAGCTGGCGTTCTGAAGATTGGAGTTCTCGATCACCACCCGGCAACGGGGGGCGTGTTTCCGGATATAATCGACGGCGGCAAGGGTAGTCGGGACCTTGGGGAAGGTGACCTTCAGTCCGTTGATAAGACATAAGCCAATGCCGCCCTTGCGGAAGGCGGGATCGATGCCGAGCACGGCGGTGTGGTCGCCTCGTAGGGCGGCACGGTTAGCCTCGGTCGTCTTTGCGTTCAGGCCGTCCCGGTAGGCGCGGAACTCGTTGATGGACATCTTCACGGCGCGTCCTTAAAGGCCACCAAATCCCACTGCACAACCCCATGCGCCGGGCTTTCCATATCAGCTTGTAACCACTGCCGACCATCCCAAGCTAGGAACTCGTACATGCGGGTGACGCTACCGACCACGCAGCGGTAGATGCCGGGAGCGGGTGGATTGAAATGATCGGCTGCTACCCTTTCCTTCCAATCGGTACTGCGATAGATGGGCCTGCCTGCCAACGGGTGCCCCGTATCGTACAGCCCATCCGCTTCGTCGTCCCGCATCATATCGGACAATGCCCGATTTTGATTTTGCTTACTTATCACGCTGCATCCGGTTTAGCTCATCCCGAATTTGTGCCGCCCGCTCGTAGTCTTCCGTTTCTTCGGCGTGAATGAGATCCCATTCCAACAAGTCCCGTTGAGTGGGAAAGGGGCTGCGGTTGGCGGGTTCGCTGCCTTGCAAGTAGCTCAGTAATTCATCCGCTTGTTGCCCTTCAATGAAGAAGATCGGTATGTGCCCAAAGTCCCATTCCGTTTCCTCGCCTTTTTTGCGGCGGCGCTGGCACTCCCACTTACACAAGCGGTAATGGTCGATGATGGTTTGGGCTCCGATGGCGGCTATGGTTAGTAGGCCGACAGCAGCTAGGGCGTAGATGGGTATTTTCATGCGGGGGTGGAGTTAGTTTGTCGGGTTGTTGCCGAGGTGTCTGGTGGCTTCGAGTAATCCGCTGAAAAAGCGTTGTGCATGCCGGACGTTGGTCGTTTGATCGTCGTAGGCAAACTCCGCAACCAAGGCTATTTCGCACCCAGAACGACGGGCCGCATCTTCCCGCGTTAGGCCAACATTGAGGGAATAAACGGTAAAGGTGAGAACGGCTTTCTTCCTTCGTGTCACGGGGTTTTTAGCGTACACGGTACACTCCTCCAGTATAAGGCGAGGGTAACTATCCTTGATCATGTTCCATGCCGTTCGTATCCCATTATGGGTAACGGCATCAAACGGAAAGTGGGGAGGTAGATAGGTATATGGCATGACTAGGTTTGTTTCCATGATGGGAGCATCGGATATTTCGTTAGCGTGGAGTTACGCTTTCGCCGCCGATATTCGTCTTCGGTGAGGTAGTGTGGCTGATCTTCAATTCCGTGAAACGGATTTCTCCGGGCCGGGCTTTTCCCCCACTTAGCTCCGCCTTTCGGATCGTATAATAACCGGCCTCGCTTCGCCCGTTCAGCCCGTAGCGTTAGGTCGTATTCCTTTCGGCGGAACTCTGACATCGGGCGTTGGTCGTTGTCCGTTCCGCTTCTGACGGCATGTAGGGCGGCGGCTACGGTGGAGGGAGAAAGCCGCCAGCGTCGGACGGGATAATGGCCTGTTTTACTTGGCATAGGTAGGATTTTTGGATGCAGCCAGCCCGCACCGTTCGATCAAAGTGATAAGTTTATCGGCGTAGTGCGGGTCGGTAGCGTACCCCGCCCGCTGAAGTCCCCGCGCCCAGCCCCGGTAGTCGGTTAGGTGTAGGTCGAATAGATGGGCGTAGCGTTCACCGCCCGAAAGGAACTCCGAATGATCGCGGTAAGAAAGCCAGGCATTGGCGTACCGTCGAAAGCGATCATCGGGGCTGTCGTCATGGTGCGGCAGGCAGTGATCGTCACCGCAGCCCCCCTTCCAGCACTTCAGGCCGAAATGGGCGTTGGCCTTGCGCGCCAGTCGGCTACGACCGACCGAGCTTTCGAGCATCCCCTGGGCAATCGTGATCGCCGCCGGGATGCCGTAGCGCGCTTCCTCCTGTTGAGCGATCTTGGCGAAGCGTGAAATGTAGCGGGCTTCGGCAGCGGTGGGGGCGGTCGTGGGAGGATGCGAAGGTGAATGGCCGGCGGCGGGCGCTTGCTTCGCGGTGACGGTATCGTAGACCACGACGGCGCACGTCACGTGGCCTACCGGGCCGGGCGGGTGAGGTCGTTGCAGGCAACCAGCAAGGTAGCCTACCGAAAGGGCGGCCACTAGATACAGTAGGGAACGGTGGTCCATTACGCGGTGAGATTGTACTTCACCGTATAGGCACGAACGGCCGCTAAATCACTATGGGGGGTTCGAATATGCCCCGGTCTTCCACCCATTCCCGGGCTACCTTCCACAGCGTGAGGTAGCCCAAATTTTATTTTGGCGTAAGCAGTTGATTTAGCGTCAGTTAGTGACAAGGCGGCATTGGGGGATGTG